AGTTTTTTCGTCTTCGTCAGTAGCTTCTTTAACGTCTTCGTCTTTATCAGCATCAGCTTTTTCTTCAACTTTGTCATCAGCATCGTCTTTTGATGCTTCTTCAACTTTGTCTTCGTCTTTAGCGTCTGCTTTTTCGTCAACTTTGTCTTCTTCTTTAGCATCTTCTTTAGCTGTTTCGTCTACTTCAACTTCAGCTGTGTCGTCTGCTAATAGATTTTCGTATATATCGCGTGATTTCTCAACAACTATTTCGTGAAACAGTTCTTCAGCACCCGCTTTGTCTTCAGCGATTAACTTTTCAAGCATCGCTTCAAATTTAGATTGGTTTGCCATTTCTTTTCTCCTATTGTTTAGATATGGTAAGGCTGTCACTTGTATTTATGGTATTAGAAGAAAAGTACGTAGATATAGGCGTTTTTACGCCGGTTTTACATTAAGATTGTAAAATCTTAAAGTTATACATGAATTCTGCCACTGTAACGTGTTTAAAGTTGGTTAACTGCGTTAAGTTGTCGGGGCAATAATCCTCTTTGTTCTGTACTACTCTTATATATCTCTTTTGAGGATTTTTCTGACAAACTATACCAGTCTGTCTGGCCCAGTTACCGTGATATGTAGCAGGGTCTATGGATTTTTTATAATTTTGCGTATCTGCATATATGTTATTAATAAGTCCGCCCTCGCCATTGTGTTCTTGTGCATCTGTACCTTGAAAATCAAAGCCTAAGATGTATATTGTATCATAATCGTGTAATCTAGGATTGTTTTCGTCGCCATATGTTGCTAACCACAATGCTGTAGGTCCACTGCTCCAACCTAAAGGCTCCTTAAAATAGTTAAATTTATGGTAGCTTTCGTACATCTTGTTAGGGTTGGTCCACACTTCGTGGTTCAATTGCCACTTGCACTTGTTTAGTTCGCTGACCATCTTAGTATCAACAGCAACCAAGTAATCGGGCTCGAAGTCTCTGTAAACTGCGTTACAGGCATATATCTTGCCGTATGGTCTAAGTGCTTCTAATGGTATTGGGGTTCTTGATTTTCCGTTACCTATTACAAAGGCTATGGACATTTAATTCCTCGTAAAGTTAAACTGCGCCTTCTTCTGCGTTAGCGGCCAAGCCGTACATTTGTCTAACAAAGTGCAATTCTTTTTGTTGCTCTTCTTTATGTAGCTCACTTGCTTTACGAATTTTGTTAATCTGACGTAGTGTTAGTCTAGTCTTACGTGTATCGTCTTTTGTGACAATAGAGTCATCATAACTTGGATCGTAACCTTTATCTTCTGTAGGCTCCAATGTTTCTTTGTCAAAATAAAATAGTTCACGTAGTATCATGTTAGTATTTATGCTGGAGGCGTCTGACCTGTACCGCCTGGTGCCCCTCCGCCTGTTGCTGTATCTGGTGGTGGTGCTGTTCCGCCGTCTACTGGTGCTGGTGCGTCTTCACCTGCTGGTGCCATGTCTTCACCTGCTCCATCTCCTGCCAAGTCTGCTGACATACCTGCACTTGAAATGCCTGCACCTCTTAATTCGCCTGCGGCATCAGTTGGTGGTGGAGTAATATTCTCATCATTCTCTTCACGCCACATACGTTCGTTGTCTGCAATTTCTTCTTCCGTCATACCTAAGAAACGTTTCAATGCAAATCTGTTTGAGATATAAGGTATAGCACTCATTTGTGTATACGTTGGTACTCTTGCATTATCAATTTCACTTTGTCTGTAACTTGCAAAGTTTTGTGGTGGTTGGAATCTTAAGTCAAACATAGCAGTATCAATGTTGATACCTTTTTCTAACAAGTAACGTTTAAACTCTTGACTAAATTGTTCTACTACTAAATTTTGTAGTCTTTCACAATATGTGTTGAATCTTAATTCCTGAATGTACGCAGTACCCACTCGCCCATCTTGGAATTGAGTAGCACCATCGTCAGGCCCTGTAGGAAGATAAGAACTAGGAATACGCAAACCACGTACCAACTTATTAGTAAAGTATTTAAGATCATCAATCTCTCCTAGATTAGTTCCGCCTGGTAATGTTTCAACCTTAGATCCTCTACCTTCTGCTGTTTGTGGAAAGAAGTAGTCTTCGTTAATAGATAATGGATTGTATGCACTATCAATAACGTTTTGTCCTCCACCTGTTGCACTAGGTATACGTCTTTGGTGTATGTCTGTTTTAACACGTTCTACAAATTGCATTGCCAAGTGTGATGGCATATTACCCACGTCAACGTAAAATACTCTACGTTCTGGTGCTCTTTGTACACGATAAATTATAATTGCATCTTCAAGTAATTCTTTTTGTTTGTATACTTTAAATATACTTTCTAATAAGCTGTTACCAAATGGAAAGTTATTATCAAGTCCTTCACTTAAACTTAGATGTACCATGTTCTCTGCACTAACGGCAATTTCCATTGTGTCTTTTTGGAAACGTCCGCCACTCATTGATTGGTTAGGAGCACCTACTTGTCCACGTACTGAACCTGTCAAGTATCCATCTCCGCCACCTGTAACGTTACCGTTTGTTTGATGTGGAGTAGTTGCTACTGCATCTTTGAAGTTTAAGTTTACATTTTTAACAATGTATTGTTCTGGTGTTTTACCTTGTGATTCATTTACAATGATACGTGAAACGTTTGCTGGATCAACGTGGAACCAACGTTTAGTTTCAGGATCTCTAATGAAAAAAGCATCACCATATTTAAAAACGTTACGTAGTATACGAAACATTTTTGTTTCAAAATTTTGTATCTTACACCATTGTTGTAGGTATAATTTAAGTGTTTGTACTTCTGAGTTTGTTGCGTCTTGTTTATAGTCAATTACAAATGGTGATTGATTTGATTTATTCTTTTGACTTGTAAATTCTGCTAAGATGTCTAGTGCGGCGTTTACTTCTGAATCTAAATCCATAGTGTTATATTGTCCATAACGTTCAACACGATTTGGACTACCTACATATACATCTGGTAGATAAGAAGAATAGTTAGCTTGAGCCGGACCCATACCACTGTTAGCATTTCCGCCCAACGGTGAGTAGTTTCCTGTTCCGCCTTGGTCGGTATCTACTGTATTAAAATATCTTTTCCAACTCATAAATTATCCTTATATCGACGCATCTGCTACTGTTTGACCGCTTCTTGTTTGTTTTCTCAGTTCAACGAGCATCATTTGTACACTACTATTTAACTGATCTAACTTGTCTGCGGCACCCTTCTGGCCTTCACCAAAACTTGTAAAGTTACTAACAAGATTTGCTTTGGTTTCTGAATCCATTTTACTGTATTCTTCTTGGTATTTCATTAGCTGTTTTGTTAGTTCTGAAAGTGATTTGGAAACGGATTTTAAATTGGCTCCGTCCATTGCTTCAATAAAGTTAGCAATACCCTGTAAGCCATCTCCAATATTTTTCAATCCTGCGGCATCAACGTCAGCAAATTCTTTAACATCTTTTGCTAAATCACTAATACTTCCTGAGCTTCCACCAAATAAACTTCCTAATGCTTTACCAATGCTGTCAAGTACACCATCTCCTGTAAATGCACTCATACCTTTGTGTAAACTTGTTAGTGCAGGTCCTACCGCGTGTAAGTTAGCTGGATTAATACCTTCAAACTCTTTAATACCATTTGCTAGATTAGTAAATGCTCCTGTTCCAATAAAGTTTGCAACAATACCACCTTTAGCAAGATCCATGATTGGTCCTGTGAGTACTTTTAATCCTTCACCAACATTTGTAAGTTTGGTCGAGTCTAGTTCTTCAAATTTCTTTACACCGTCAGCAAGTTTACCAACTCCAGTAGTAATTGCTTCAACTAGAGCGGCAACACCAAATCCTGCAACACCTATTCCTGCAAATGCAGTAGCAACTAATAATAGTCCTGGACTTGCTAATGTACCTGCAAGACCTATTGCGGCAACTGCCGCTGTAACTACACCAATACCAATTGCTAATTCTTTAAATCCTATGTCAGGCATCAAGTTTGCAAACAACCCGCCCTTGTCACCTTCTTTAGATGCGTCTCCTAATGCTTTATTTTTTTCAGCTTCTAGTGCCTTAATTTTCTCTGCGCCACCTTCGGAGTTTTTATCTACACTTGCTATTCTTTTGTCGTAATCCTTGGTAAGTCTTTCTTTCTTGTCGCCAGCACTTTCGCCTGTGAACATTCTCTTTAGAGGATCTATAACATACTTCATGAAAGTTTCTTTCAATCCAAATGTTTTTATATCGTCTACTATTCTCTTTAGGAAGTCTCCAAGAGATTTAATTCCATCTTGTAATTGTTTTACACCTCCGCCCTTACCTGAGAAGTAAGCACCGAAGTCAGCCATAACTTTTTCTATCTCTGTAAACACACCACTTTCAATCAGTGTACCAAGTATCAAGTTTCTTAAGTTTACAATAGTTGATTCAAAGGCCGCTAGTCCTTTTTCTCCCGACTCTATTGCTTTCTTTTGATCTTCCATTGCTTGTTTTGAATCACCAGCAATCTCTCCTATCTTAGCAACGTCAAGCATGGCATCAAATATTCCAACGCCTAATGCTTTGTAAGTAGCTATGTTTCCGCCCTGTGCTTCCAGTTCGTTTTGCATTCTGGCACTAGCACCTTGCATAACTTTAATAAAGTCGTCCTGTGATATAGAACCTTCTTTAAGTTGTTTGGCCGCTTCTGCAACCTCAGGCATCTGCATCATTAAACCTTTAGCATAATCACTAATAGGTACACCACCTGTTGCAATTAATTCTGTTAGTCCTTCTTTAAGTTCTGGACTTGCATTACCAACCGCGGCTAATACACCGTCAATTGATTTTCTAGTTCCTTCATCAATGCTTGAATATAGAGCTTGTAATCTCTTATCGTTAGCTTGAGCTCTTAAAGCCTCTGCGGCTTGTTTTCTTGACATACCTGTAACTTTAGCAAGTCCGTCAAGTTGTTTAATATAGTCTGTTGTACCTTGTGCCAACTGTCTAGCAGTCATGCCTTGATATCTTCCTGAAATCTTTTGAATCTCTAGATAGTCATTGGTGAACTCACCAATCTCTTCCATTGACACCCCTAACTTCATTAGTTGTGGTACTGTGCCTTTTAAATTTCTTTGTAGTTCAGTAAACATTCTAGCACCTTGAGTTGCACCACCAAACATCTGTGCCAAGTTAGCACTACCTTCGCCAATCGCTCCTGCAAATATTTCTAAACTTAATCCTGTTTGTGCGGCTTTGGCTTGAACATCAAACAATGAACCACCAAAGTCTACACCCGTGCTAGATAACTGTCTAAATGTATCTATCTGTGAGTCAATAACATTTAGGAACATCTGTCCTATACCACCTATTGCTCCTCCAACTACAGGTATCGTACTTAACAATCCAGTCATGTGCTGACCGAAGTCGCTGAGTCTTGTACCGCCTGTTACTAATTCTTGAGCTAATCCAGACGTAGCACCGGCTATATTACCAAGTCCGGCTACTAAACTGCCGCCGATTGATTTTAGTCCTCTACCAAATGTCTTTAATGCTTTAGTACCGGCTTTAGTTGCTTTTGTGCCGTCCTGTGTTGCGGCAGTACCAGCCGTTGTGGCCTTGTTATTTTGTTTCTGGTTTAGTACACCAGCCTTTTGGGCTTTGTTGTAGGCATCCTGAGCTCCGCCTCCGCCACCACCGCCTCCAGACCCTAAGGCCTTTAAGAGTAGCTGTAATGTGGCTTCCGATGCGGCGTTCGATGTAACGCCATCCATTCCCCCGCCTTGATATGTGACTTGAACCATATGTTATATACCTTGTAAAACACACCCATAAATATTATATGTGAATACTTTATTATTTATGCTAGGAAAAAGATGCCAGAAAATATTGAACGCAAACTAGGAATCTGGCTGGAACATATCACAAAACCTCAGTCTGAAATAGGAAATTACAGCATTTGTCCTTTTGTAAAGAAGATGCCACCTGTAATCACTGCTGATAAGCTAGATATGGAACAGTTTGAAAACTTATCAGAAGAAGTTACGATCTACTGTGAAACAGAAGTAAATTCAACATTTACTGAAATAGACGAACTATGCAAGGCTCTTAATAACAAGTATGCAACTCACATATTTTTACCTGATCATCCACACAGGGAAACATTTATCAAAGGAGTAAAAACAGGAAATGGGTATGTACCTTTGATAATAGCACAAACCAAAAAAGAACTTTTGTCAGCTAGAGAACGATTAAGTAAGACTGACTACTATTCTTATTGGGACAAAGAATACCTAGAAGAGATATTTAATTATGGCGATATGGACAGAGTGGGATAAACTTACAGATGTTATTGTTGGTGACTGCCACAGCCCTGGAAGTTTTGATCAGTTATTGAGTAGTAAGAGACCTAGGAAACAATTCAATCTAATACTTGAAGAAACAAAAGAAGATTTACTTGCATTAACTAACAAGCTAAAAAGTTATGGGTGTAATGTAAGACGTCCTGAAACAATCAAACCACAACGTATTACATTACCTACGTTTGATATCAAGTTTCCTAACAGTCCTATAGTACCAAGAGATCAATACATTGTAATCAACGAAACAATATATCAAACATACACTAGTTTAACTGATAGATACTTTGACGGGCACAGCTTTTATAATTGTTTTAACGATACTGGCTATAACTGGATATCACAGCCTAGTCCGCAACTTACTGATTTAGATCCAGCAACTAGATGGTGGAATGGTGGTAAGGAAATTTATCATAACCTATTAAAAGACAAGGTGTTATGGCATACTGCTACAATGTACAAAGCAGGTGACAAACTTATAACAAACACACAAGGTCCAGGCACACAAAAAGGACTAGAGTGGTGTAAGAAAAATATTACCGAAGTAGAGATAGTTGCTAATGACAGTCCTGTAATGAACGGTTGGGGACATATTGATCATGGATTCTTTTTCGTAAATGATGAAACTATTGTTTGTGATAACATTGAGTGGGTACCAAGTTACTTGCGTGACAAACAGATTATTGAGATAGGACATTTAACAAAAGATCATATGGGTCCACTTACTGAACACAAAGAAGATTTTAACAAGACAGAGGGTATGTACAGCGAACAATGGTTAGACACTTATTTAGATAAGTGGAGAGGCTACGATCAAGAAATATCCTTTGACACTAATGTCTTAGTTCTAGACCATAACTGTGTTTTGTTTAGCAGAGAGATTCCTGAGCTGTTTGCGTATCTAAAAAAATATAAGATAGATTGTGATTATGTTCCTTTAAGACACGGCACATTTTTTGAAGGTGGTATACATTGTCTAACACTTGATGTTGCTAGAGAAGGTTTAAGAAGAGAAATATTCTAAATTAATAGTTGACATACAAGTCAATCTATAATGATCCGTATAGTTCCAAGCACTATGTTTTGTACTAGGTAAGAAAGTTACCCATTCGCCTTCGGCTACAGCTACTTCCTTATTGTCAAACTTCATACCACATTTGTGTACGTTAGGTGATGGAATAACAACTCCGGCCAAACAATTAATAAACGGAACTTCCTTGCCATCAACTATAACTTCAGGATCAGTATGTGGCATAATGCGGCCATATGGTTTTACAAAGTTCATTCCAAAATTTTCAACACCTTTGCACTCACTCAATATTTCTAATGTGTTTGAAAATTTATCTGCGTGTTCTACTGGGTCTTGGTTATCTCCTAGCTTTACAGCAATAGTACGCCAATTATCCTTAACGCCTGTGTTGTAAAAACTATCAAAATCCATACCAATTTGCTGTACTTTGCTGTAATCTGGCATAAAAGCATCAAGCTCTTGCTTTAACATAAGCCTAGCTTGTTCTAATTTTTCATAATCTACATAATTGGTTATTTTATAGTCAGCCATAAATTATATACGCAGTTAACTCCTTGCCATAAATATTGTTATAATATGATAGTATTATTTAAATTAAGCCGGAGAACAAAATGTCAGAAATGAAACCAGGGATTGGTGGAGCCAATCCGTTACAGAAATATTTTAGACAACCTAAGATATACGTAGCACTACCTAGTGGTGGTCATTGGTATCCGGAAGGCGCTTTGGAAATGAATGAAACCGGCGAACTTCCTGTATATGCAATGACGGCACAGGACGAACTAATGATGAAAACGCCAGACGCACTACTAAATGGTCAGTCGGTTGTTAGCTGTATACAAAGTTGTATGCCTAATATTAAAAATGCTTGGAAAATTCCTAGTATCGATGTTGACTGTATTTTAATTGCTATTAGGATTGCAACATATGGCGAAAAGATGGAGATTGAAACTAGAGTACCTAATGCAGGTACAGATCGTAAATTTGATCTCGACCTTAGACAGTTATTAGACAAGTATCAAAATGTCAAATATGAAAATGAGCTAACAGTAGGTGATATGAAAATCACACTACGACCGCAAACATATCAAGAGTATACTAGAACAGCAACAAAAACTTTCGAAGAGCAACGTATTGCTCAAGTGATAGCAGATGCTGAACTAGATGAAGGAGATAAGTTAGCTAGGTTTAGTGCTTCATTCCAGAAGTTGACTCAACTTACAGTTACTATGGTTGTAGATGGTATTGTATCAATCCAAGTAGGAGACGAGATTGTTACTAATCCTCAACACCTTCAAGACTTTATTAAAAATGCAGATAAATCATTCTTCACAGGAATCACAGAACATATGACTTCTCAGAAGAAAAAGTACGATGTTGATCCATTCTTGGTTCAAACAACTGCTGAAGAACAAGAAAAAGGTGCTCCTAAAGAGTTTGAAGTACCAATTACATTCGATCAGTCAAATTTTTTCGCATAAGGATCTTAAGTAAGTCTCTCGCCGAGATCCTGAGATTAGTCGATGACATGGAAAAAGAGACTAAGAACTTCAAACTTGAATTATCAAGACTTGTATGGTATATGCGTGGAGGTGTAACCCTTGACGAAATGTATGCTTCAGGTCCTGAGGATAGAGAAATTTTTAGTAAACTTATTAAAGAAAATTTAGAAACAGCTAAAAAGACTAGTATGCCTTTCTTTTAGGCAGTAGCTGGTTGTTTTTGTGTTAGACTTGCTTTTACTTTATCTTGTATACCCGCATCACTAATTTGTTTAGCTAGTGTAGGTAAATCTACTTTCATACCACTTGCAAGATCTCCACCGCTACCTGCTTTAGCTGGTTGCGATAGTTGTTGTTTAACAGCGTCAGCAACACCGGCCTTTTGTATATCGCCTGCTAATGATTTTACATCAACTGGTTTACCTGGAGTAGCACCTGCACCTGCTTTAGCACCACCTGGTACTATAGGTTTCTTATTTGCATGAGCTCCGCCTACTGCGGCTCCGCCAGCACCTGGTTTACCTAGTGTAGCATCTTTTTCAGGCTCTATTGGCTTGCCTGTTTTGTCATCTTTACCGTCTTTGTTAGCATCAACTGGTTTAGTAATTGGCTTGCCTGTTTTGTCGTCTTTGCCGTCTTTGTTAGCATCAACTGGTTCTGCTTCTGCCCCAGCTTTGGGATCTGTACCAGCACTTGCTCCGGCATCATCTCCCGTATCAGCTTGAGGTCTTGCTAACTTAATGTTTGACTGTGTTCCAACTGTGCCAATGGCTTCATCGTCCATACCAGCATCACTTAAAATATTAATAATACTTCCTGTGTCTGTTGGCTTGCCTGCTTTGTTCCACGCCTTCATTAATTTTTCTTTTGTAACTTTGTTTCCAAGTTGTTTACCTTGATTCTTAATACCTGCGGCAGTTTTGCTTATGCCACCTGCAACAGCGGCTCCGGCTTTGTCCATGCCTTTACCAACTTGGGTCATTCCTTTTTGTGTAAGGCTACCTGCTTTTTTAACGCCAGCCATTGCCGCCGCCTTCATTTTGTCTAGTGCAGGTCCTTCGTTCATTGTTTCTTCTAAGTACTCAACGTACTCGTAAATCATTTCGTTGTGTCGTTCTATTGACTCTTCTTTTTTCTCAGGCTCTACAAATTCTGATTTGGCTAATGCACCACCTAGTGCAACTGCCGCCGCGGCTTTTACAATGTTGGCCGCTGTATCGTTAACTGCTGTTTCCATTGAACCCGAAACTGTTCCTTTGAATATTTGATCATATAATTCTTCTCTTACATCATCTGGTAAAGCTTCAAGAGCCTTGTCTAGATTTTCTGTAAATGGATTAGGATTTACAAACACATTTTTCATTTGGTAAACAGCATTTCCGTCTGCGTCTACACCTTCAATTGATACGTCTACTATTCCAGTGTATTCAGTTCCGTCTGGTAGTGTTTTACTAACTGTTGATTTAAATACCTCTCCAACTTTAATTTCGTCTGGTACACCATCAACCTGTAGGCTGTCTCCAACCTCTATAGAAGTTGACGCTGATATACGTGTGTTTAAGAATTCTTTTTGGTCTAATGCTCTGTTAAATCCTTGTGCATTTTGTAATGCTTCAATGTCTTCTTCTGACAAACCAGCATCTAATAATTTTTGTGTGTTTTCAGTAATCCATGCGTTGTCTGGAAAGTCTGCTGAATTTATTCCTGCGTCATTAAGTTGTTCTGCATCAAGCTCGGCAACAACTTCTGTATCTGATACTGTACTACCTGCGTCTTGGTTTGATGTGGTTGTAGTCTTATCTATGTTAACATCTGTACCTTTGATATCAAACTCGCCTTGTATTGCATCAACAGAATCATTTACTGATGCACCACCTATTTCACGTATCTTATCATTTACCTGGTCAAGCTGTCCTTGTAAAACTTCTTCTGCATCAGCATCTAGGTTACCTCGTGCTAATAATTCTTCCATGGCACTTCTTGACTGTATGATCTCTTTGGCCGATTCAGCAGTTAGATCTTCCATGCTTGTAGCACTCATTCCGTCTAGTTTTGTAATATCAATTTCGCCTGATGCATCATTAATAAATGTGTTTGTAATCTCTGGCGGTAATAATTCACCAATTTGATCACCAATAGCACCAGCCACCGCACCAAGTGCCGCGCCTTTAACACCTTTACCAACTGCTGTTGAAAGTTTATCACCTTTAAGTGTGTTACTTGCTAGTTTTAAAAAGAAACCAATTGCCGCACCACTTACAATACCTCCACTTGCAAACGCAAGTACTGAAGTCATTGCACCAATGATAAATGCCGCCTTGGCCGGATTGCATTTTGCAAACTCTCCGTAACCATCGACCATTGTAAGTATCTTCTGGCCTGCTGGATTACCTTGTAGTTTCTTTTTTAATTGTGCTTTTAGTTTTTCAAACTGTGCATCAAAGTTTTTAATTGGTCCACTTTGTTGTGCCGCATCGGCTAGTTTGTTAATTTGGTCTGTAAGTTTTTTAGCTTGGTCACCTACTACTTGTCCTGCCTTACCTAATGCAGTTTTGTTGTTGCCTGAATCTATTGCAACTTGTTCTGCATCACTAAAGATTTTATCAATCTGTTTAGGATCAAGATCAGCTTCTAATAATTTATTAAGTCCTTCTACTAAAGGCCAAACATCTCTTTCCCACTTACCAACATATATGCGTTGTGCTTCGTTAAGATCTTGCCAACCCTCTGCTAGTATCTGTTCTGATTTTAAATTGTAGTGTGTAACTTCGCCTAGTTTCATTTTGCTGTCCTTACAATAGTGCCGCTAGTTCTTTTTTACCATTAGCATCTAAGCTATCAATAGCTTTTTGAATGTTAGCTGGTATGCCACCTGCACCTGCTTGTCCACCTGCTGGTGCGCCAGCACCACCGGCACCCGGTTTCGGTGCGTTAGGATCTCCAGGGGATCCTGGTTCTGTTCCTGCGGCCGCTTGTCCATCTGCAGAATTAAAACTATCTTGTGAAGTTTTCTGTAAGATGTCATCAACCTGTTTAGGTGTTAGCTGTCCTTGTAGACCTTTTAATCTGTTTAATGGTAATCCTTGTTTCTTCATAAAGTTAGATACTTGATCAACTGTTGGTTGTTTAGGGTTACCACCTGTTTGACCCATAAATCCTCTGTATTGTACAAACAATTCCTTGGCTTTTGCGTTCGCATCGTTTTTACCTGTCATTCCTGCGGCGGTGCCTTTGGCACCTACGGCGCCAGCCACTTTTGCACCTACTTTACGTGCAACGTTCCCTAAGACATTACCACCGGGAGCTTCATTAAACGTGTTTTCGCTTGTTATTTGCGTTATTTTCATGGTTTGCTCTCCTGTTACTTTATATTTATACATAATTCATCTCGTAGACCTCTTAAATATCTTATATGCCTCAAACAAGATATAATGTTATTGAGTGTAACACCAAAGAGGTTGTGACTCAGTGCAGTGATGAGTATGAAGCAGATTCAACTGTTGCACAGTTAGTGGATGTAAACCCTAACAAGCAATACGAAGTTGTAGCTGTCGAAGTGTATGATAGTGATGCGTTCCGTTATGGACGTGATCCTGAATTACACTAGTGTCTAGTAGATGAGCAAACAGCTCATCTGTGTTTTCGCTATGCTCAAACACTTTTTTCTTATGTATGATTAATATAAGTGCGAAGCACTTTTGCATCATGTAGATAGTTGAGCCATACTTCGCCCGTCTCCGGACGAAGTCGATAATAGCCATCATGTGAGATAAGCGTACCATCTTAACAAAGTAGATTACATATAATATGTACGGAGGCGGAAACTCGCCAACCCCCTACTACAGCCTTCGCAATAGTCTCGGAACACTAATATACCCCTGTTAAGCAAAGTATATTAACGTTGTGGTTGCTTTTTCTCAGAGCCACGATCTTTTAATGCCTACGTTAGCATCAAGCCGTGCAACGTACCAGTATCCAGTCACAGATCGATGTGACCTCAAGGTAAGTCGAGCTACCCCGACCAAACAATGTTGCTATATAGATGAAATTTTATTTGCCTACACAGTATATTAGTGTACAGTAATTTTTGTTGTTGTAAAAGTGGCTTATTTGCCTTTTAGGCCTTCACGCAGTATCTTAGATCCACCTACCCTAACGTTTATAATGCCGTTGTAGTAGTCATCTGTTTCTAATACCCTACGTTCAAACTGTTCTCTTGCCTCTAAGTAACTTGCTATGCCTCTTGATTCACAGTAATATAGTATTTCTCTTGTAAACTTGTCTTCGCCTAATTGTTGTACGTCCTGTTGTAGGTGATCTGATGAACCCCAATAGTCCTTCCAGTCACTTTCAACTTTACTTCTACGTTTATTCTTCTTACCTTTAAGAGGTGGTCTTGTTTTTTTAAACTTTGCTAGTTTCTTACCTACGTATTTTCTATTGTTGGTTGTGTTCGTGATTAGATACACGAATGCTTCACAATCCTCTGGTAATGTTTCTATTGATTTGCCCTTATATGTCCATTGCATATTGATACTTACTCAGTATCACTGCTAAACGTTTCTTTTTTGGCTTTGTACTCTTCTATGATCTCAACTCTACGGTCGCTACACAGTCTACGTATCTCACTTAACCATTTTCTTGCCGATCTTTTGGTACGTTCGCTCTTACGTATTTCCCATGCTTCGTTGGCCTTGTAATATTCCAAATATGCTTTGGTTAGTTTATCGTGTGTATCGTCGTTGATCATTGCATTATTTCAACATCATTGTCATATGACGTAAATCCGTTTTCTTTAATAACTTTTAGTACGTTAGTTACACGACCAGCAAGTTCTTCCTTGTGCGATATAAGGTAAATGTTCTTCTGACGTTCTCTACCCATCTTCTTAAGAACACTCATACTGTTTTCAACACCATTTGCATCCATACCGCTATCAACCAACTCATCAATAAACAATAAGTTGATGTTTTGATATAAACTTTCCCACACATCACGGAATGCCCAACTCATACCAAGTATAAGTCTATTACGTTCACCTCTACTTAGGTTATCAAAGTCTAGATCCTGTCCTAGTTGTGTTATTTCAACACTTAGATCGTTCTTAAACACCACTGTATGCGGAAGTCCTAGCTTGTCTAAGTAGTATGTAAGTCTGTTGTTTAGGTATGCTAAATTCTGGTCTATGATCTTCTTACGTATAAAGCTGTCTTTGTTTGTTAACAGTTTGTATAAGAAGTCCATGTGGTCTTTTGTGCTATTAAGATCGTTTACGGTATCCCAATTAACTTCTTGTATTGCAGTTTTCTCTAAATCATCAATCTGTTCTTGATATGGGTCTAGTTCATCTGTCTTATCTTGTAAGCTCTTTGTTAAACTATCAACATTACCTCTGTGTTGGTATGCTTCTTTGGCAGTTTCATAGAATGTATTGGGTTTAGAGTCAAGGTCACCAACCTCTTCGATCAGCTTTTCTACCTTTTGTAGTTTGTCTGCCATGCTAGTTTGATAAACATGAGCATCACCATAATCCTTTTGTAACTTGTCTTTCATTTCTTCAAGTTTGTCGTCATGTAGTTCTTGACCACAAGCATAACACTTGGCACTTTCTAGATCATCCAAGTCCTTACCAAGTTTGTTTACATTGTTATCAGCTTGTTCCAATGCACGTTCAACTGTTGACTTTTCTTTTTTAAGGTTGTTAAGATGTTTTGTGCTTTCTTCCCACGTTTTTAGTTTTTCGTGATCTTCTAGTTCATTGTCGATGTCTAGTTGTTCTAGTTCTTTAATTGCTTTTGCAAGTTTATCACAGTCTTGTTTGTTTTGTGCAATCCAAGCCTTGCGTCTGCTGTGTAAACGTTCAATGTTTTCTTTAATCTTTTCATTACTGCTTGTTACTGCTGATATCCTAGCATTTTCTTCAGTAAGTTTATCTCTAGTAATACGTGTTTGTTCTCGTAACAAGTCTGCCTTCTCAGAAAGTATTGTAATACCAAGTAACTGTTCTATAATAGTACGTTGGTCATTGTTTTTCAGTGCTAAGAAGGGCTCTGTGTAAGTATTAAGTGCCACAATATGCTTAAACATATCATGACTCATACCTAGCAGTTCATTTATGTCTTGTTGTGTTTTACGACTATCACCTTGTGACTGATCTGTAAGCTCTTGTTCTTCATTGTTAATAAAGAACTTCATAGTGTTAGGCTTACGGCCTCTTTCAACCTTATATTCCTTACCGTCTTTATCGAATGTTAGTGTAACCAACATTCCTTTATTGTTAGTTTTGTTAACTAGGTTATCTTTTCTAATGTTCGTTAGTGCTTGGCCGTACAGAGCATAAGACAATGCGTTAATTATTGTAGTTTTACCTGTACCGTTACGTGAACCAGAATCGTCACCTCCTTGATCTAAGTTTTCACCAAGCACTAACGTTAGTTGTTGTTTGTTAAAGTCGACTGCCTGTGTAGTATTACCCACACTCATAAAGTTTTTTACTGTAATGCTTTTTATCTTAATCATCTTTGTTCAAATCTCTATATATGCTCAGTAGTTTTGCTTTGTCAAAGCTGTCTGAGTCTATTGCTTCAATCTCTTTTGCGACAATTTCGTCCACACTTTCAAACTTTGTGATATCAATGTCTGAATTTATTTCATCATCTTGTGTATTAGGTATAAGACTAATTTCTCTACAGTCATAATCCTTCATAAATGTTTCTTTAATGAAGTTTGCTTCTTCATAACTAATAGGCAAGTCCAATGTAACACGTAGATACATTTTACTTTTTATAAGTGTGTCTTTCTCATCTAATAATCTTGAAAGTTTTACTGTTCTATACTTCGGACAGTTCCACCAGTTGATATATTGTGGTTCACCACCAGCTTCAAGTATCATCATACCACGTTCATCATCCCAAGCATCTGCGTAATTGTGAGGAAGAGCATTACCTATATAATGAACTGGACCTTTTACTTGGCGTTTATGGAAGTGACCACTGAATACATAATCTTGGTTCTTGAAATGATCTGCTTGTAGTTCACCTGTGTCAGGCATCTGTACCATAGCATTCATATAAAAGTTTGGAAGTTCAAAGTGACCAAATATGTATTTGCTTTTTATCTTAGGAATC